ACTCACGCAGGCGCTGACGCTAACGGCCTGAACAGGAAACTGCATCTGTCACCCGTTCCTGCATCAGCCCCCTTCGCCAGACGCAGCTTCTCGTAGTCAGCGGGGTTGACGACGATGCCGTCAGCGATCCGCTGTGCCACGGTGAGGATCTGCATCGTCGCGGAGAACGCCTTGTCGCCGAGGGTGTCCTCGGTCGCGGCGACCGTGAGCAGCCCGGAACGGTTCATGACGCCGGTCAGGTTGGAGCCGGCACCGTCGCCGTTGAGCAGCTGCTTCTCCTCTTCGAGCTGCACCTCGTAGAGCAGGTTCGTGTTGATCTCGGTGACGAGGAACCCGTAGTCGTCGAGCATCTCGTCGAGGATCTTCGTCAGGGCTGCGATCTTGCCGAGCCCCTCCCGCACCTGCTTGTACGCGAACTTCACGTACGGCTTCTTCCCACCAGCAGCGACAGCGGTCGCGGCACCTTCCTTGGGGGATTCCTCGAAGTAGACGAGGGAGTCACCGTCGAGGGTGCCGGTGGAAAACAGGTTCGCGACGGTCAGCTGCGTACGGGCCTGCCCTTCGATGGCCCGGTCGATGGTCGGCAGACCACCCTCGGACGGGTCGAAGCTGTTCGGGTCGCCGGCAGCCTTGTATTCGGGTGCCGACCAGGTCGCTCCTCTCGTTCCCTTGAACGACTGGAACGACGCAGACTTGAAGCCTTCCGCGACATGCTGCCCGAGCGAGGCTGCCTTGGCGGGCTGCTCGCCAGGATCGTCGGACTGTTCGCGCTCGGCGGGCGGGGCGATGAGCTCGGAGAGTGACTTGACGTCGTTCTCGCGTGCCTTGGCGTCTTCGATTTCCTGACGCAGCGCGCCCATCCGCTGAATCTGGTCTTCTGTCGCGGTGCCGGCGTTGAGTGCGTCGACAATCGACTTCGCCTCAGCCAGCAGTTCCTTGAGCGTTTTCATTGCTCAGCCTTCCTCGATGAATGCCGCCATGAGGGCGGCGAGATTCTTCTGATCCTCAGCGGACCGGATGGCGGGCACCGGATCCGACTTACCCTCTGGGGTCTCGTCGGTGTCGGGCTGGCCTCGGCTGGCTTCCCCACCGTCAGACTCATACTCATCGTCGTCGTCTTCGGTGTCAGAGCTAAGTATATCAGCCAACTGGTTGACAGTATTGGTCAGCGTTGTCAGCAATTCGTTGATCTTTGCCTGCTGGTCGCCGTCCTGACCGTCATCGTCGGCAGGATCGTCGGCAGGGTCCCCAGCACCGGCACTGTTGGTGTCGTCGAGGGATTTCACGGACACGAGCTCCGTCGCCGGGTTCGCGCCCACCAGCGTCGGCCCTACCTCGTAGAGCTTCAACCGTTTGAGTTCACGCACCTCGATGCCGTCTCGCTCGGTCGGGTTGACGTCGGACGGGTTGTAGGAGAACGCGAATGAGAACTCCTTCACCCGACCACCTTTGAGCAGCCGGTGCACCTGCGCGGCCTTCGGGTTCTCCAGATCGAGCTGCGCTTTCACCAGCAGCCCGGTGTCGGTCTCACGCGCTTCGGTGACAGTGCCGATGTGGGAGAACGGGTCGTCCTTGTCGTGTGACCACACGACCGGGATCGGGAACCCGGACTCATCCCACTCGGTGAGCGTGTCCGCGAATGCGCCCTTGAGGATGACGTCACCGTAGGAGTCGACGTTGTTGAAGACGGCGACGAGCGCTTCAAACGTGCCTTCCTCAGCTCCGACGTTCTTCACATTGGCAGCCTGAGCTTTCAGGCCGGTCTTGACTGTCATGACAGGCGTTTCCTTTCCTTACTTGCCCGGCTGGATGACGATGGAGATCTGGCACATGCAGTTGACGACCTCAGCGGGCCCGAGCAGCGACTCCCGCGGGAAGAACGCCCCATTCGAGAACGGTTCCCCGCAGGGCACGATCTGCCCGTTCATCCGGGCGTGCGACGCACGCGCTCTACCCGAGGTGGTCATCCACATCTTCGTGGCGGTCCCGCCGATATGCTTTGCGCCCTGCACGCCCACATCAACGGCACGCTGGTTGCCGGTGGAGGTGACGATCGTGTCCGCGTAGGCGCCGGCGCGACCGGAGATGACGTCGAACGCGTGATCGGGGTCGTCGGCGGCGAGGACACCACCGATGCCGGCAGTGACGATGTTCCCTGCATGTTTGGCCAGCATCGCTGCAATCGAGTGACTGGAGGCCGGCTGGAAGGCCGTAGCTTCGAGGTCGAGCTCGGCGAGCAGATCACGGGTCTTACGCTGGGTGATGCCCGGCATCACTCGCTGCAGGTCGGTGTAGAGCTCTTCCTGCCACCGGTCATAATCCGGCTGCCGGCCAGCCCCCAGATCGGAGAGCACAGAACGACGCTGCCTCGCGAAATACTGGTCGAGTATGTCCTGCACGGCGTCGACGTCGGTCTGCCTACGGTCGACGACGGTAGACCGGTGGCGGGCTTTCGCCTCGACGCCGGCCGACAAAGTGAGAGGGTTCTTGTCCGGTGCAGTGTCCTGTGGGGATGCGACAGCACCCAGCGCCACATTGAGCGGGGTGATGAGCTCATCGCCACCGTCGACAGCCGGCAAGTTCTCGCGAGCTCGCGCTTCGTTGCGGGTCATGATCGGCGCGCCCACGGACGCCTGATACACTTTCGCCTGATCGACAGGATCAGAGCGGAGACGTTCCTTGACGTTGAACTCGATGTAGATCCGGTCCTTACCGGGGTCGGTCAGCGGCAGCAGAAACGCATTCAACCGATCCTCAACCATTTTGAAGATCGGCCCGAGCGTCTCACCGTATAGCTGCCGACGATACTCCTTCAGATTCGCGTAGGAGTTCCCATCCGGACTGCCAAGCATCGACAGAGTCACACCGTACGCAGCAGCACACCGTTCCCGAGACAGCTTCGCCATCTCCACGACCTGCCCCTCAGTGGCACGGAACTGTGCGGACTTCAGCTCCATCCCATCTTCAAGCAGCGGCGTACCGCCGGCGCCGCCGTTCTTCCCCTGATAGGCACGCATCTGCTCCACGAACCGGGCGCGCGCCTCCGGCGTCCATGCCGGCGCGTCATTCGGTCGAGAGATGAACCGATTCGCCAGCTGCCCGTTCTCCCACCCGTGCAGCCGGAACTCCTGCGCCTTCGCCTGCTCCTTGAGCACGTCCTTGAGCGTCTGCATCGGCGACTTCCCGCCAGGATTGTAGAGTCGGAACGGGATCAGCGTCGACGCATCGACCCGTTTCGCTTTCTGCTGGTCGTTCTCCGCCTGAATCTCAGCAGTGAAGTCGCCAAGCTCCCACGACCCTGACAGCAGCGTCACCCGGCGCGCCGGGATGTGCACGAGCATGTTCAGGGCAGGGTTGTACAGCAGGTAGGTCGCCGACCGCAGATCGAAATCAAGGCAGAGAGCCCACATCAGCTCGAACCACGTCATCCCCGCCGACGGATTCGCAAGCAGCCGGGCGGCCTGCGAACCGCGGTCCCGTTCCCGACCACCGTCATCGTTACGGGCGAACGCGTGCATCCCGATCTGCGCGAAGTTCCGGGCCCGGAAGTCGAGCACGGTACGCAGATCAGGTTGGGAGGCGTACACGTCTTCGGGGGACATCCGGTCGATGCCGGCAACGACGTCAGCGACCTCGTCGGCAGTGAACATGAACGTCGGCCGGAACTCGACCGGCACACCGGCAGCGGTCTTATGCCTGTTCGGTTTGAACAAGTCGAGGAAACCCATCACACCACCAGTAAGTCAGCATCCTCATACGAGGATGTACGAGCTTGGGCACGGGTCTGCCACCATTTTAGCCCCCACGCCGCCTGGACTCCCGCAACGAGCGGGTCAATATCTGCGACAGGATGCTCATTCTTGAACACCCACACCCCACCAAGCGGGCTGATGTCAGCTTCGTTGGCCGCGAACGTGAGCGCATCCTGCCCGATGTGCCAGATCCGTTCACGAGCGTCTGGACCGGCGATGATCCCCTGATAGAAGCTGCCGTGCGCTTTCCCGATCTCCGCGCCGGCGAGCTCGATAACGTTCACACCCTCATCCCGGAGGTCGTCGATCCACCGGGAAGCGACCGAGCCGCGGCCTTGAATGACGAGCCCGTCAGCTTCATTGATCTTGTACATCTCCACGGTCCTGTCCAGCGCCCAATCGAGGCCGTCACGGGTGACGAGCAGCTCGACGTGCGTGTCGCCGTCTGGGCGCAGGCCTGCGGCGGCAAGGGAGGCGTGCCCGATGGAGGACCCGGACTGCCAGGCAGCCAACGACAGGATGAGCGGCGAATCGACAGCGATCTCCGAGGCCGGATCCTCTTTGCCTTCCCAGGTGCCCTCGGGGAAGATCGACGAGTTCCGCCGCTGCCACCACTGGCAGAGCACTTCGACACGGAACACGTCCTCCGGGTCGGACTCCATCGCCGCTTCGATGACCTCTTCGGTCATGTCTCCGTACCCGAGCGACGGGTTCGCCTGCGCCCAACCCTTCCGGTCATCGATCTGGCAGTTCTCAGGTGCTGAGTATTCGAAATGGCCGACCGACTTCGCGGTGCCGGCCTCAATCGCAGCCAGGTTCCGGTCGCGCAGTGTCCGCAGCACCACCGAGCCGGCATCACCAGCATTCGACATGGCGATCACCTGCCCAGTCGCCTTCGCCATCGTCGTCTTCGTCAACGCCGACCAGGCATCCCACGACTGCTGCTCACGCAGCTCATCGATCACCACGAACCCATCAACCGACCGGCCACGCCCGCCCTTCCGGTTCGCTGCCGCAACCTTGTAACGTTCACCAGAGACGAGGTTGAACTCGGTGCTGCCGTTCTTCCGCACCACCTGCTTCAACTCGGCATCAAGCAGCGGGTTCTCCTCCACGAGCTCCAACGCTTCCTTCCACACCTCTTCAGCGTCATCGAGCTTCTGCGCCGTACCGAGGGTGAGCCTCGCGCCTTGGACGTACATCTTCCACAACGTCAGGATCTGGATGATCGTAGTTTTTCCATTCTGCCGGGCGATCATCAGCAGGATCGTCTTATAGCGCGGCCGCCCGTCAGGCAGCAATTCGAGAGCGGCTTTGAGGAACCATTTCTGCCACGGGTAGAGAGTCCAGCCGAGGATGTTCTCAGCGAACTCGATCGCCTCGAACCCGAGCGTGGTTTTGCGGGTGAGCCGGCGCAGCGGGGGAGTGTAGATGCGAGGTTTCTCTTCCCCGTAGAGGACACCGTTGCGGCGAGGCATCAGGCTCCCCTCGCTTTACGGCGCATCGCCGCCAACGGCGACTCCTCACCCGCGCCAGCGTCGCCCTTGATGTCCTTCCGGTCGATCGGTGACCCGCCGAGTCGGGACATCGTGTTGTGCAGGTGCGGGCCGAGGTAGAGCGCCTTCGACGCACTCGACACTGCCGCGTTCATGCTGTCGATCAGCTTCTTCGCCTCGGCCGGCTCCAGGTCGGCGGTCGCGTGTTCGACGGTTCGTGTGGCGAACTCGGCGGCCCGCCGGGCGGTGTCCATCTGCCGGGCGTATTCGAGTGCAAGCTCGACGAGTGCCACGTCGGATGCCTGCAGCCAGTCCATCTTGTCGACCGCTGCCTGCACCGCCGCCTCAAGACCGTCGCCGTTGATGACGGTGCCGTCGAGCGGCACGCCGGCGGCGTCACCGATGGAGGTGACGGACACGAGGTTAGCCGACTGGCTAGCTGAGTTGGTCGACTTCGGCATGGTCTCATGATAGGCCACCCCACCTGGGGAGGGAGAGTTCATTGCCCGGCGTGGTCTCGAGCGCGTGTCGGCTTGACAACATTCAGACTGCCCCTGGGTTGATGCAGCGTGTCGGGACTGCGGCGCGCCATCTTGTCGCGCGTCAGACTTAGTGGCAGGGCCGTTATGTAGGTCCTGAAGGAGAGTCAGACATGGGTAGACCACCC